TAAGATTCTTCCAACGATTGTTGGAGAGGAACAGATTCTCAAGCGTGATTGCAATAAGATACTGATGAATCTTATCAGTAAGAAACCCTGTGACAATCCGGCGGAGCGCTTTAAGCGTGCGCCGATACGCAAGACAACCGATCAACTGTCACAGTATCAAGATCGCATGATTACTACGTGTATGCATTTGCTAAATGACGTAGAGAATCTTGCACACGAGATGCCGGTATATAGGAATACATTCGCTTGTATGGACTGGAAACATGGTCTATGCCAGTACCGTGATATATGTCGTCAAGGCTCACGAGAAGGCGAACAAGCAACACTTCGCAACGGCTTTATTCAAGTACCGCTCTGGGACACAGAAGCTGTGCTTCCATTAACATAAGGAGAAACAAATGCCCACAACCACAAAAACCTACACGCCACTGTCACAGCTCGCGTCTGTAGCGGTTAAAACCTGCTCTGCGATATTACCGAATCGTCTCCAGTGCTGGCGTGCGGGAGATGTGCAGGTGATTATTCAGACGACGGAAGAGACTAAAGATGACAAGCCTCTAACGGTAACCGAAACCGAATACCAACTCTGTTACCGTCATGCATCGATAGAACAGCAGCAGGATGCTGTAGACGCGCAGAAGGCGGAAGCAGCAGCGGAGACAAAATGAGCACAACCACTTCGACAGCGTTGAATCCCTTCGCTAACATGTCTCCCGGTATAAAATCAGAGGAGATAAAAGCAGAAGGGTATCTCAAAATCGCAATCATCGGCAAGCAGAAAACAGGCAAGAGCTGGTTTGCCGCCACAGCACCTCAACCGATTCGTTACTACGACTGGGATGATAGAGCAGAATCTCTTGAAGGAAAAAGCGGGATGTATATTAGTTCCGCGCCGGCTCTGACAATGCTCGACGTAGAGACTGATCTATCTGTTATGAAGGCAAACAAGATCAAAGGTCTGCCGCTGCCAGCAACAGTCGTACATGATACCGTAACGTTTATGAAGTATGCAATGGAGAATGAGATACGGCGGCAGGCGCCTAATAATACGAATCTCTTTCGTGGCATCAAAGTCGGCAATAGCACCGCCGTCTTTGTCGGTCAAGGATGGGATGTAGTAAACGGTATTCAGCGCTATATGAAATACCTTATCGCTGAGTACACGTGTCTCGGTATTAATCAAATCTACGTCTTTCACGAAAGAGATGAGAAAGACAAAGCAGAGAGTACGGCGGAGAAGACAGCGTATACAGGGATGCTCACGATTGATCCTCAGTATTTGCTTGAAACATTAAGTCTACTGAATGAGATCTACCACATCCGCGTAGACGCAACGAAGCCGAATCAGACAAAGTATGTAGTAGAGTGCCGCCCTACTGCTGATATAACGGCATCTACTACTATGATGCTTGATTACACAGAGCCGCCGGATATTATGGCGATGATCGCAAAGCACAAAGCGAAACGTGCTGAAGCCGACGCCAAGAAAGCTTTAGTTTTAGCCTCTACCAATCACAAATAACACACACTTCACACAAAGGAGCAGCAACGATATGCCGTTTCAAATGGCTTTTAACAAAGAAGAACTGTCAGGAGCACCGCCAGTTCCGGCTGGCTGGTACACGCTACAGTTAAAGGGCTTCCGTCCAAAGAAGAGCGCCGCTGGAGATAGCGTCTCCCTCAACGCAGAGCTGGCTGTCATAACACCAGAGGAGTATAAGGACCGTCGCGTGTTCGTTGGTATGAACACGAAGATGGCTTTCATGTGGGCTGATTTTGTCCATGCCACCGGCCTTGTTATGGAAGAAGTTCAGAATGAGAATGCCGGCACAGACAAAGCAGATTACACTCTGCCCGGAGTTTTCGAGGGAGCAGAAACACATCCCGATGATCCATCGAAGTGGAAGTATCTCGGCCCGCTCACCAATAAAACAATGGAGGCGGAACTCGCAGAGATTCCTTCTACGACGAATCCTGTCACTAACGTGACGTATCGTGCCAAGAACGAGATTCGTCAGTTCAAGTGCGCAGTTAGTGGCTGTTCAGACAAGCACAGTACGAACTTAATCAAGAACACCTAGGAGCGTCTGTGCGTTGGCAATGCTCGTATGTAGATTCTAAAGGTAAACGGTGCGAGAATGAAGCTCTCCACCGTTTACACTTTTCTTTAGAGCATCCATTCGATCATGTAGATGTATGCGCAGAGCATTTTGAAGAATATCGCCATTTTTGTAGAGTGGAGGATTTACATGACATTAGATTTCAATCCGACAACACTAACGGCTGATGAGAGATTAGCTGAATGTGAGAGAATCCTTAAGATCTTAGTCGATAACAACATCACAGATAATAAGCTAACAGAGAGAGAAGTAGAATTTCTAGCTGATATGGACAGCGCTTCTAGCTGTTCGCCAGCGCAGTTAAATTGGCTGCGGAGGATTAAGGATAAGTATCTATGAATCTTATCATGATAAAACTCCAAGTCAACATTCAGTCACAACTAATGCCTGATGAAATGCTTCAACGATTTCAAGATGGTATTAACGCTTTATGTTATAATCTAGAGCGAGAATTACCATCTAAAGACAGGCATATTAGTTATAAGCTTGGTGATACCATGAGCGAGGTAAACTTGTGACCGCTCCAGAAATAGCCGAACTCATTAACGATGCCGGCAACTGGGTGATTGGCATTATCATTCTCTTTCAAGTTGCTCGTGGACTGAGAACAATGGTGACTGGGAAATGATAGTTATCAAGTTGGAGCTTCATTCTGCTATAGATCATTCGGTAGTCGAAATTGGTAGAATGTATCTTTGTAACGATGGTTCTGGTTCCGAGCAAGTAGGTAACTATCAAGCTAAAATTATGAGGCGTGGAGTTACTGATTTTAACGGACAGATTTATAGAACGGGTTTAGTTCTAAATCATGCTAGAAAGCATGACTCTGTTTGGAAGTTAATTTTGAAAGCTATTCAGTCTTGTGTTGAAGGTAACTGATGCCCTACATCGCCAATCGCGGTAATCAGAAGTCTCCTCTCTGGATCGTTGTAGATCGTCCCTACGATTCAGATATTAAAGCAGGTGTCTTATTCAGCGGCGGTATGGGTTTTGTCTACGAAAAGATGTTTCGTGAGGCGGGGATGGACATGAATAACTTCTACATCGCGAGCCGTCGGCCAAACACAGATAACATCGGCGCTGTTAGTATCATCGAGAAGGAGATAGAGTTTTACAAGCCGCCATTAATCCTCGTAGTAAACGAAGTCGGTAACTTCTTTCTGCCAGAGCTACGTACTAAGAAAGATCCAGAAGCATATCGTGGACAGTTACAGAAGAACGCTGGCTCACTGTTACAGAGCAGTATGCTATCATATCCGCACTACATGATGCCCGTATATGGACCAGACCGTTGTGTAGCAGACTGGGCAGAACGTAACATAACGACCTACATAGATTTCCAGAAAATGCGTGACGAGTTAGCGTATTTTAAAAAGCACAACACACTCCAGCCTCTCCCTCAGCGTACGTTGAAATATCAGGATATGGAGTTAGATGAACTGTTAAGCTATATAGATGACTTTATGAACTATCCTATTATAGCAGACGACATTGAGAATCCAATATATCGAACAAAAGACTACGCGCCGCATCCAGGGTATCCGCTGTTACTAGGACTAGCGAAATCTTCTACATTTGGGATTAGTTTCAAACTCTTTCGTGATAAGCCAAGCGAGAACCGTGAATTGTGGCGGCGGCTGGATAAGTTATTCTGCACCGTCAAGCTGCTAGGACAGAACATCTTTAACTACGATGCTTTATTTCACGAGGCTCTTGGTTTTGGTATTGATGTTAACAGAATGGCGGATACCTTAATCCGCCATCATATACTATGGCCAGAGCTAAGTCACAAACTGCAATTCATGACTAGACAGTACACGAGAGAACCTTATTACAAAGATGAGTCACAATCATGGGGTATTAAGGCTATGGATAGGTATAGAAGATATAACGCTTTAGATGCTTGTATAACGATGGAAGTTTATCAGGGACAAGATGAGGAATTTAAACAGAGAGGACATTTAGCATGACCGACCCAATCAAGAGCGCTGGCGGGGTACAGTACGTTACAAAGGCTTCGCGATTTGAACAGCCTTGGACAGTTGTCCCCTGCTCGAAAGGCCGCGTAAAAGGCATGGTTATCGTTGATGCTCAACACAAAACCGTCGCAGAGGATGCGATTATGGAACGCCTTCACGATCTTGAGCATAACCTAGCCGTGCTGCTGGAAGTGGTGAAGGCGTATCGGGAAGGTAGCTGCGAGGAGTGTTTTCGGCGAGCAACTACGGTTCCAATTGGCCAGAGTTTTATATGTGAGAAATGCAAACGCGCAGACCAATTGCTGAAGGAGGTAGAGGGATAATGGAGAAACCACGACACTCCTGCCGAGTTTGCGGACGCTTTATATTTTGGAGCCACTTGGTACATAGCTGGATTCATGCTAATTGGCTAAATATCGAGGAGGATCGTCATCAGGCATATCCAACAAACCCCGAAGTCGTTCCATTAGAGGAGCACTCCAATGACCGATAGCACAAAGGCACCTATGAAGGAGATCATCGCAACCAACCATGAAATTGCGCATATTAATCATGAACTCAAACTGGAGAATGAGCGGCTGAAGGCTCCAGTGAGCGATGAGGAGTGGAATAAAGTTTATGGCACCAAACCACCGGCAGGAATTACTAATTGGTTCAGATGGGCGCTGTCTGAAATCATCGCCGCCCGCACCTCACCATCAACCACCCCGGAGGAGAAATGAGCATCCATATCACCAAAACTCCCGATATTCATATCTCAGCCTCAGAGCTAGCAAGCCTGCGGCATGAATATCAGCAGGCTTTCCAAATGTACTGTGGGCCTATTCCTGATTTTGAAGAGTGGGCTATCAAGCGAATTCAACGCGAGAAACCCGGAGGCACCAAGTGACCCGCATAGAAACTAATAAAAGCTTCCTTCTTTGTCAAGAACTAATCTGGCTAACAGATAAAACAAACACATATTGTATGCGCGAGCGTGGACACGCCGGCGAGCATAATATTGTAAACGAAGAACCGCCGAAGAAGGAGAAAGAGAATGAGACTGATACTACAAACAGGAACTCTTGAATCGATTTTATTTTTTGAGATAACGTTATTTAAGCGGAGTTTTTATTTTCGTATACGCCCAACTTGGTATGTGCGTGAACCTAATACTAACAAGAGATTTTCATACGGATTCTATAAATGGACAGAATAACAAGTAGCTACGAACACGCTCTACAAGCCTGTTACTATCATATAGGCAATCGCGGCATTTGTATGAACACGTCACGTATTACCGAAGCACAGGCGATTGTCGCCGCCGAGATAGATCGTAACCTAGCAATAGCATCAAAACAATGGGGCGTTACAGTCTTCGCCGGCAATGAGAATAAACCGCTCGAAGGCTTAAGCATGGGGACTAATACCGCTATCAAATTTGCTATTAACCTGAACGCTACTAAAGGTAAACACCGTCTCCACGATGGCCTCGTAGCACTAGGCTACACCGTCCCAAAGGTTTCTAAGAAGAACGACGAGGGAGAGTATGAATCAAAAGAGTCCACAGAAGAACTCGTACTCCGCAAGATTCTACAAACAAACCAGTTTAACTACCCTGGAGGCGATCCTGCTATTAAGGCTATTCTCAAAGTACGAGAGCTTGGCAAACTCCAGTCAACATATCTCTCTGCGCGTTTGTACCGCCGGGGCGATGAGTCGTACTTCCTCTCAAATTACAATGTCGCTGGAACTGTCACTGGCAGAAGAAGCAGTCGGCGCCATACTTTCGGATTTGGAAATAACGCGCAAAACTTCCCAAAGCACAGCGACGTGGCAGCGCTGGCTAGAAGATGTTTCATAGCGAGGCCGGGGAATGTGTTACTGATGTGCGATCAAATATCAGCAGAGGATTGGCCGGTGTCGGCGTTGTCGGAGAATCATAATGCACTTGCGGAGCTTAAATCAGGAGTTGACCGCCACACAAAACTCGCCGCCGCGTTGTTTAATCTCTCTATAGCTTCTAAAACACCAGAGCAATGGAAAGAATCTATGGAGCGATACTTAGGTAAAAAGACGCGCCACGCCACTAACTACGACGAGCGCGCCGGTATGATGAGCGAGTCTCTTATCAAAGAAGGTTTCTTCATCTCAGTACCAGAGTGTCAAATCCTTCTAACTCGCATGGGCCAAATTGATCCAGACGTTAAAGGAGTATTTCACAGATATGTCCAAGAAACCGTTAGCAGAACTCATATGCTCGTCACGCCGTTTGGAAGAGAGCGCCAATTCCTTAGTGCGCGACCGAATGACCATAACAGCACAGTTTTCAAAGAAGCATACGCTTATATCCCTCAGTCAGTCGTTGGAGACAACACGGGATTTGCTATCCTTGCTCTTGAAACTAGATACGATGTTAAAGAACGAGCAGTCGTTCAAGAGGGGCATGATTCTATTGTACAAGACATTGCCGATGATACGGAGACAGTTTACAAATATCTCCTTCGCACTGTCGCTGCTTTCGATCGACGTATCAAATTTCATAATGAAATCGAAGTTAGCATCCCCATCGAAGCAGAAGTCGGATTTTCCTTTGCTGAAACGGTCAAAATCAAAAGCTTTGATCGAACGGGAGTTAAAGCGGCTCTCGAAAAGTTAAGAAGTGTACGCGCAAGCGAAGAAGCTTCTAAAATACTCACACTAAGTTAAAAGAGCAGGATGCAATGACCAGAGTATTAAAGAAGCCGT